ATGACTAAAGAAGAAACCAAAATCAGATGTAGGGACCTATACCTCCAATGGGATGGGCGGCACGAAAGCAACCCAGCTAAAGGCCTTCTTTTCCAGGCCTACATGCGTCAGCAACCAGACTTTGCTTCTTTCACATACGGTCGCGCCAGCATGCACCAGGTGGTTCAAGGTTGGGTTGACGAATGGGAAGGTTTCTTCAAGTAGTCATTTCAGGATCAACACAGTGGCGGCGGGTTCAGCTCCCTCCAGCCCCACCAAATATAACGAAATGATTCCATTAGAGATTCAGGCCGTTTTCTTTGGGCGTGTGGCACAACTGTGACTCAGGAGTGTACCATATGCCATCAAACAGCATCCCCCATTACCTCTACAAGCGTAACCACACCTGGTGGTTCAGGAAGCGTTTCGTATCTGAGGGCAATGCAATAGAATACTGCCAATAACCATGCTCTAAACAATACCGTCAGCACAACGAAGGAATGCCCACTCAGCTTATACCACAGAGAGGTTTCAGTGCTTTGGTAGGCTAGCATGACCTATTGGCAGAGTAAGGAGTTCACATGGCTTCTATCGGATACGCCCGTGTATCAACCTCTGGGCAAAATCTTGATTCACAACTGGCAGCGCTATCTGATTGCGGAAAGGTATTTCATGAAAAAATCAGCGGAGCTAAAGACGACCGTCCCGAACTTAGGCAATGCTTGAGTGGATTCGCGAAGGTGACACCATACGTGTAACGAAGCTGGAACGGCAGGCTGAGAGTATTGCTCTGGAAAACTCAAATGCAAGTATAAAGGCCGCAAACCTACAGCTCGCATCAAGGCTAAAGAAGTCATAGAGTTGGTCGAAAATGGAACTAATAAAGCAGAGATTTCCCATCTGTTGAACATCGGTATCACCAGTATTTATCGGATTATCCGTGATGAACGTCCAGACCTCTTAGACAAACCATAAGGAATAGTTTCATGAAATGGCTACTAGTGGCATGCAGCCTTACCGCCTTCCCTGCACTGGCGGTATATCAACCTACAGCTAATGAAATGGCATTACTGGAAAAATTGAAGAAGGGTACAGAGCAAAACCTGAAGTATGCTCTTCCGCTTCAATCTAAAGCTGAAATATGTAGATCCTATCTCGACCTCTATCGCCGTGAACACCCTGATTTCAATTACTACACGATGAGTTCATACATGACGTACTGGGGGAATGTGCAAGGAAATACCGAACAATCGATGACAATAGCTCATAACATACTTCCGCAACTATACTACTATGAGCACAAACTCTATGAAAAATTCGGGAAATATAAACTCTCACCTCAGGATGTAAATGTGATTTTCGAGAAGGCGATGGAAGATAATTATCTCAATTTGAATCAATACATTGCGATAAACCAGCAATTTAAAGAAAATCTTCGTAAAAAAGATCTTACTGCTGCGTGCATGACTCCTCCAGGCGAAGACCCAAGTCGAGTGAGGGACAGGGCATCCGCTGCAACACATGTAGATAAACTCTTCTATCAGGGTTACCTCCCTATCGAAAAGTCAAGTTCCTACAATAATCAGCTTAATGAGATGTATGCAGTCCTCAGGAAAATTCGCGAGTCTTACTTCTGACTGAATTAGCCCAGCGATTCAATTGCTAACAAGTGAGTATTCTGGCCTGGCGTGAACAGTCATTCTCTCACCGTTCATCATCGCTAGAATACGCAGCTAGTGCAACGCAGTGCTACTTCGAAATCAAAGCACGATGGTAACCATCTGTTATTTGGTTACTTTCGTGCTAAATCAGTAACAGGAAGTTAGCAGTCTCAGCAGGACACCGACCAGACGGTGAGGTGGACAAAAAAGGATACGCAAAGGAGCCGCGGCTCCCGAGTGATGAAAAAGCCCGCTGATGTGGGCTTTTTTATAAGCTCTTATTACATCGGCCTATCATCCGCGCCCATGCTGTTGATGAAGAAAGTCACCCGCCCCAATACTTCCACCTCTTCCGCTGCGTCGCCTTCTATCGCCTCGCCTTCTTCTGTGATTAATGCTTTGCCCAGAAAGCGTGCAAATTGGGTATGCCCGCCACTGAGGATTAGCAGAACCTGTCCCTGCACCAGTCGAGTAACAGGTTCGATCACGGCAAAGCCGCATGACGTTTCCATTATGCGAGTGTCGATGCCAACGCCGCAGATCAGCTCCGGCGTTAAGCGCCGCTCGACATAGTCCGTTGCCGGTGAAGGAAAGCCCATTACAGACCTCCGTTCGGGTTGAAGAGCATGAAGATTCTGGCCTGACCCTCACTGGTCGAAATGTCTTTGAAGGTCGAAACGTGGCTTTCTATCCACTCGTTCGCCTCCTTTAATGACCAATCCCAGTTAGCACGGGCCAGATGCTTAACGAAGTCCTCGGTAGTTACAGTGCGGCGACCGTTTGGCTCATGATTTATCGCTGTGTTAAAGGCAGTTTCTATATCATTTTGGCGTGGCATAATTCCCCCTTATTATTTTACTGTGTATTTATACAGTAGTTTTAAAGGAGTTGTAGATCAATGCGGCGGCACCTATCAATACCGCCGCCAGGAGTTAAAGTGTGGCTACGAAATAAACGACAGTGCACGCCAGCACCGGAACAAACCAGTCGAGCAGGCTGGGCAGTTTCCATGCGCGCCAGGTAAAACCTCCCCACCACGGCATATTTGCGCGCTTCCCTGCGCCTAACTAAGCAATCCAGCGATACTCGGACTGGGTGTGCTCGCGAGCGATAAACCACATGCAGCCTACCACGCCGCCAGCGGCCCACTTTTCCCAGGAAACACCCATGATACACTGCAGCAAAACGGCTATTATTGCGTGAAGTAAAGGAGAATAATCATGCATAAGCCGCCCATGCCCCGTAATCAGCTGATATCAAGATGACTGAATTGGATATGTTTTTAATTCAATCTGACTTACCAGGCTGGCGTGATATTCCAGCAACGCCTTCTCCTGCTTTTTAACGAAATACCGCTCCGATTCTGTTACGTTTGGCGCATAGAATTCATCAGATGCAATGTATTCTGTAAGAGAGCGAGCTTTAATCAGAATCGCGTCTTTCTCGGCTGTTAATTCTTCAATCGTAAACACTTTTCATTCTCCTCAAGATGCGGAAACGACAAAATCTATATCTCTTGCTGTCGTTGTTGCAGACCCAATATTTCTGACCCAGATGCGGACCATGCCTATTTGTTCTGCGCCAGCGTCAGCAAGCTCCAGGAGCAAACCGTTTCTTGCCTGTGGTGCGCCATTCACCTGTTCAAGGTGCATCCTCGATGTCTCGGATCGTTGCACAAGTACGTGCCAGAACGATGAGCCATAAACCTGACCTGGAGCCAAATCTGGCACAGATACACGCACTTTGAACTTGTCATTCTGGACAGCAACGCCGCCATTAAAGCTGGCACCCGGGGCCACCGCGGTATAGAACGACGTACCGCTGCCAAGGTTACTGTGTCGGCATAAATTCACTTCACACGATCCGAATGCCGATTTACTGGAAGCATCCACAACCTCATTCAGGCCGATATTAGACGCGAGGTTAAACATAAACCTGCCAGCGGTGAACTGCCCTCTTACAAGGCAAATAGTTCCGGCATTTGCCGTCCATCCGCCGCACCAGCTTGTCACCCTGAAAGTAATGTTAGGGACAGCGAATGCAGTGGTATTTCTGATCATAGAAGAGTCCGGCAACGTCAATGGATCCGATGCCGCAAGCTCTATAAAGTTCGAGTCCCAGTTAGACTGTTTGGTATGGGTGAACCCGCCGTAGTTCCTGAATACGGCTGAGTTATTTGTTTCAGATACAAAGTTGACGCGAATTTCATTTCCCTGCTGAACGAGGGAGTCGCCGTTCTGCTCAAATACAATTGCGTTTGTACATTTACCGATTTGCACACCCGTAATTTTATTATCCAGATTGTTTTTAGAGCCAAGCGTCCAGTTAATATCTGCACGAAGAACACAAGCATCAACGCAATTACTGATTGTATGAAATTCGACATCGTGAGTATTTCCACGAATTACAACCCCCCCCCCGTAAGAATCTATTGTGCCGAGCGTTGTCTTCTTCGCCCCACCCTGTAACTCAAATGCTGCAAACGTCTTGTTGGTCGTTTTATTCTGGAAAACCACGCGCCCAATACACAAAATGCGCATATTGGGGTGTTCAACGATGGTGTCTGATGTCATGTACTGGCCGTCCGGGAACACCAAAGTTCTCTGGATGCCATCTACTGCAAACGCGACCAGTAAATCATTGCAGGCTGTCTGAATGGCTGCAGTGTCATCAGCAATGCCGTCACCTTTAGCAGGCCAGTTTTTAATGCTAACAAACTCCGTATTAACATCGTGTTGGGTGCGGGCAACTGAATTGGTGAACGGCGCTTTAACCGCCACCAGAGCATCTCCAATGTCAGGGTTTGCAAGCTGCCCACGCAATACAGCATCACCAACGCTTAACCATTTACCTGCACCTGTTCCGCCCGCGCTTTCCGGCGTGGATCCAGCCGGAACAGTTTTCGGGAACGTGCCATCCCAGCGGTAATATTCCCCCGTTGATGTATCACGCAACACTTCGTTAGGCTTCGTCAGATTTGCGCCAGCCTGGAAAGAATCCATCGGGATATAGCCGTACGCAGCAATTGCCGTCTTAGCCATTGATTCCAGGCCGTACCATGTGTGCCGCGACTTTCCAAAGCGGTCCTGCCAGACAGGAGAGGTGAGGTCGTTTATCGCAGAATCAAAGTTTTGTGAGTTGTCATAGAGGTCGCGAGGGTCGACTGAGCCCAGCGGGTTTTTCGTTGCGTATGTGGTCATGCTCGCTCCGGGCATAAAAAAACCCGCCGAAGCGGGTTAGATAATTTTGAAGTGCTGTTAAGCGACATCGCCGGGATAGATGGCGTCGTCATAGGCATATTTGCCTGGGTGATACTGAATCGCCGTCACCTGGCTGATCCCGTCGTTGCCCGGTGTAATTTCATCTACCAGTGCGTCATACGGGACACGGACAGACGAACAGAACAGCAGTCGCGGCGGCTCGATATACGCATCGTTCATCGCCCATAGTTCCGGCTCCAGCGCTGCGCTGTACGGTACCGAGAGGGTGTAATCGTCAATGCGGGTAGGCACCACCATTGCTGATGCCCGGCCATCCTGATGGCGGATGATCACGCGCGGGTTCTGGAACGACCAGTCCGGGGCCTCGCTGAGGATCATGGTTATTTTGCTGCTGTCATACGTCATATCGGCAATCAGGCAACTCAGCGTCTGGCTTCCGGGGATATCGTCGGCCAGCACAATGCGGTCCATGAACTCATAGCAGAGCGCATCCATCTCAGTTGATGTGGTGTGCTGCAGACGCTGCAGTTGGTAGCCCAGTAACCGACGCATGCCTATACGGTAGGCGCGGTTCTCATCCAGAACGCCGTCCAGCGTGTAACTCTCCACTTTCATAGGAGTAGGATTACCAGGCTGGCGACATTGCACGGTTTCCTCTGCCCAGGTTGTGCCGTTGATATAGGTCACGTCCACGCCGTCGTAATCGTCCTGTGACGGGGCTTTAAACGCGGTCTGCAGTTCCTCGGTGGTTTCCTGCGGGGTGATCATGCCTACCCAGGGTTTAATCCCTTCCCTGCCGGCAGAGGCCAGGCCATCCGATAACAGGAAGTACCCCATCCCGGCGTTAGTAATTTTCTGCAGCACTTCGAGCGCCGACTTGTTCTCACCGCTGGCCCAGTCGAATCTCTCACCGCGGGGCGTCCAGTAGGTCTGCTCCAGCGCGTTAATCGCCGCCGTGTCAATCTTGCTGGCAGTGAAACCCAGCGACTCCAGGACGTGGTAAAGCGCACCGCTGATACTCCGCGCCGTCCTCCCGCCACTGTAAATCCGGGTCGGCGTGACGCTTATCCGGCGATCAGACATGGCGGCCAGGCGGTTCCCCGTGCGTACGGTCAGGGCCATGGTGGTGACGCCGTCGTATTTCGTGGGACGCTTGCTCAGCCGTGAGCGCAGCGCCTGCCAGAACACCTGATCGCGGGTGCTGCCACCTTTGACCGGTTCGGTGCGACGCATGCGGATCTCATACTGACCGGGCGACACATTGTACGAGTGCGTAAACCCGATCTGGTTTTCGGTGCTGCGGGAATAGAACGGTGACTGCTGCTGCCAGGTGGTGGTGCCCACCTTGCGATACTGGATCACCAGACGTACAGGCATGGAACGCTTGTTCCCCTGGTCGGTATAACGCACCAGACCGCTCTGGAAGTTGATGTTCACCTCGAAGGCGTCCAGCGTTTCGCCATCCGGGCAGGCCAGGAAAGGTCCTACCCACTCATAGTCGTCGCTGACACCCGTCACGGTGGCATCAAGAAGCGTGCGCTCGGTGAAGCCTGGCCACGATGGATCCGGCGTCGTGATGGTCTCGCCGCTAGGTCCTGTGGTGACCGTTAACCGCGCAACCGTGACCGTCTGGCTGTCCACAGCTGTAATGCGGAACTGATTTCCGTACAGTCCCAGCGAGAAGCGCTGAATACCCTCCGGCAGTCCGGTAAACGGCGTTCCGGCGGCGCTGTTATACGCCAGTGTAATGTGCGCCCTGACTTCCGCCGTGCCGCCCGTTGATTTCACGCCCGCCTTATTGACTGGCGCATCGCCGAACACAGCAGCGGGTAACGGGCTGTTGGTAATGGACCCGCCAGCAAAGGGGCTGCTGGACTCACCAATTTCGAGTCGGCCACTGTTATCGCGCGCGACCAGGCCGGAGCCAGAGAGCTGTGAGGTGATCGACGAGACCAGACCCGACATGGTGACGTAGTTGGTTACCAGCGATACCGGATAGGTCGTTCCCTGCCAGCTGATGCTGAACGTCACCGGCGTGGCACTGAAGTCGTAGGTGGTCGGCGCGGCGCTGGCGGTTAAGGTCGCGGAACTGCCGCCAACTCCCGGAACTGCCGGAACGCCAGGCGCATAGCTGGCGATCACCAGGTCGTAGTCGTTGCCGTTATAGTTCAGTGTCACCGGCAGGCCGACAGCCGGGGCCAGTTCCTCTATCCCGCCATAAATCACGCTGTAGCCGCCGGACGAAACGACGGTATAGGAGTTTGGTGCCAGCACGGTGATCACCGTTCCGACTGTCCATGAAGGAGGAATTTCCTCATCCCCGCCGGGTGTCGACACGTCAACCAGGGTGATTGTGTTGCCGGAAACGACCAGCGCATCCGCGATGATGCTCACCGTCTCAGGTCCGCTCGAACCCAGATCCAACCCGGCGGTACCGGAACCGGTATTCCCCACTTCTGGTGAGTTGAACCAGTTTTCGGTGCGGGCATCACCGGATACCGTGGCGCCAGGCGGATAGAGGGTGTAGCGCACGTCGGTACCGAACGCGGAGATAGGTGTATTGCCTATCTTGATGTCGGACTGGTTAATCACCATGTCGCCGACGCCCACGCACAGAAACATGCTGGTTTCCATGCTGGTCTCGTTGACGAAACGGCTTACCGGCTGCACCACGTAATCAGGCCAGACCCGGTATTTTCCAAAGATTTCCCGGATGGGGTCACCCAGTTTCGCCGCGTTTGCTTTGGCCGGGTTTAGGTCAATCTGATCGCCGCTAGCAGCCTGGGCACCACTGCCGCCTGGCTGAGACATTGTACTCATCATGTAGATGCTGTACGCCGCTGAAGCTACGGCTACGCTGACCGCAACCCAGATAGCAATTTCAGCGCCGGTACCGTATGGCACCGGGAACATCCTGACGTCGGTTTCACGTTTGATGACGCACAGCGGCCACTCTGCTGGAGGAACGGGTATGCCGTCGATTTCGACCGCTACAGGGTGCTGCTGATCCGGCGTCCGTCCCTGCACATTCTGCGCAAACCAGGCGCTGAGGGTCATGGTCTCGTGTTGGTGCGTTTCCAGCGGTTCACCCTGCAACCGGGAGGGGTAGATTCGTATCGTCACTGATAATACTCCACGCGGACAAAACGGCGCGCAAACCGCGCCAGCGGCAGGAAGGTCACGTTAGTACGGGGATTGCACTCAGCGGCGCACAGCTGGCCGTCAATCTCAACCACGATGGCAACGTGCGTCACCACTGAACCGGAGTAACAGGCAATGCCCGCGCCCGGCGCAGGTTCACAACGTTGCAGATCAGCCATCAACCCGCGCGCCTCCCGATCGAGGCCGTTATCATCTTTCGTGACTCCGGCAAAATCTGGCCAGGGCACCAGGCCAAGGTCGCGCCTGATTTCATTGACGATGCCAAAGCAGTCCAGCGCAGGGTAAATGCGCCCGCCCTTCTGCCACTCGACAGAACGGTATTTATCAGGATTGAACATGGTTATTTCCTACTGAAGGTAACGGAGGCCCGGGAAGTTTGGCAGGGTGTAACGATAGCGCGGCCAGGCGGTATCGAGAATGTTCATGTATCCGGCGGTGATCTGTACCTCCGTCGCCGTCCAGTACCCCTCTTTAATTGCCAGTGTAAATGGCGGCGTTGCGGGTGCTGAAAGGTCGGTCGAGACATACCGGCGGAAAGTCATGCTGGCATCGCTGAGGTTGTCCAGCGCGTTGCGGATGGCTGTCGAGACAACCCCTTCGATATTGCTTAGGGCAAATTTCAGGTCCTGAGTGCCGTCTGCATTACGCGCCGGTAACGCAACATCAATGGCTGAGGCAAGGAACGTTGCCTGAGAGCCATTCTCCAGCGTCACGGTAATGTCATCCCAGCCGCGTGTCAGCCAGTAATTCTGGCCGCCAACAGTGATCTGCAGTGTGTCGATGATCACCTCTTCACCGCCGCTGGCATAAAGTCTGTCCAATATTGTCATGCTTCGGGCCACTCTCTGTTCAATGCCACATCGATAATGTCGGAGCCCGCAACCAGTCCGGGGAAATTACCCCAGCCAGGTGGGAGTAATGGACGCTCATAAAGCTCAAGCTCAGCTGAATATCGCCAGAAGTTTCCCCCCTCCAGGTCTGGGCCCTGATAGATATCCGTAAAGCGGCAAACTTTTGCAGACTCCCCACCCGGTGTACGCAGGTTCATGTTGAACCAGGCTGCGCCATCGGTGATCGCATCGCGGTACCAGGCCTCAAACGCCTGAGCTTCAGAATCAGTCAGTAGCCAGGAAACAGTGGCGACAGTTGGCGTTGAGGTGTAACGGCGGCGCTGTCGCGCTCTCCCGCTTGTCATTTGTGTCCTGGCTATTGGACTGACAGGGCGCAGCCCATAGCCTTCCTGTAGAGGTACAGGTAATGCGTCATGCGGATAGTTAATGCTGGTTGAAATAGCCATCAGCGTTTTTTCCTTCCTACTGCCCACCCGCCGTTAAGCGCCTTGGATGCCTTTCCCGCTCCGGCGGCCAGATCGTTGGCGGTCATCTGATACCCTAATTTCGCGCCGCGCATCACCGCGCCTTCAATGAGCGTAAGGATGCGCTGGTCGGGATCGCCGTGAACTTCCAGGGGTATATTGATATTTGGTGCCTGGCCGCCAGTGGACTGCCTGCCAACACGGTCAAGCGTGGCATCCAGCTTTGCGCTGGTTTTAGCCGTGGTTACACGCTCACCTTTTTGTAAAAGCCATGTCCCCGTTTCTGGAACCGAATCGATACCGTCATGAGCCTGACCATTAAGAGCCGTACTGACGCCAAGCATCAATACCCCGGCGCTTGCTGCTGCTGCTGTAGCGGCTGGACCTGCCAACGCAGGGCCCACATACGGAATGCCGATCATGGCGGTAAATGCCTGAAGAGCGGCCATGGCAACCTGGGCGGCCGCATACTGGAGAAGAGCTGCGCCCATAGACTGAATGAACGTGGATGCGAAGTCCTTCACGTTCATCTTACCGGTCTCAGCCCACTCAACAATCATGTCGGTAAGGCTGCTGAACGCCAGAGCGCCTACCTCCTGCATATTGCTATACAAATCCATTGAAGCTTCAATCTGCGTCGCCAAGCCTGAAACAAACCCGGCAGTTCCGTCATTTCTGAGCTGATCAACTTGTTGGTAATATTCTTCCTGAATACGAAGACGCTCAGCTAGCGCATCGTTAAGAGCTTCGGTTTCTCGGTCATAAAGGCTTTTTGTTTTAATATCACCAGACTGGTATCGCTTCTGAAGATCTGCCTGCTGGGAAAGGAAGTCAGCCTCGATCCGCAGGCGTTCCCGCATACGTTCGCGCGCGTCATCCCCCAACCATCTGCCAGCAATATCGATATCCATTGACGCTTTATCGTTCTGGTTTACTGCTTGCAAGCTATTAACAAACTCTGCCAACTTAATATTTTCTTCGTTCAGCTTCTTAATATCGTTGAGCCTATCAATTTCAGTAGCGAGCTGGGTGAGTCGCGTTTTTTGAGTCTGATTAAGGCCTGTTAGTTTTCCGTCAGCGATATCAAACTGAAGGCGTTGAAGTTCAGTTACCTCGGTTACTTTCTTACCGGTCGTATCTATTAGGGCAATTTGTCGCTGATAGGCCTGTTCGGTTGCTTTAAACGAACTTTCAAGCTTTTTGGCTCCAGCGTCAGGAGACGTCTTTCCGTTAGTTTCCCCTGTGCCAAGTTTGTAATCAGTTTTAATGACTCCTTTACCTGATACAGTTGCAGGGTTGAGAGGGAGATTATTTAGCGATTTAATTAGTGCCGCGCGGCGTTGAAGCTGTTCAAGCTCAGATCTTTTACTAGCGGTATCCATGCCAATTCGGTTTACGTCAGCCAGAAAACCCTGGTCATTCAGGTCAGTCTGAAGGTTTCTTATCCGACGCTCAATTTCATCAAGTGATGCGTTTGCGCCTACGGACTGTCCGCCTTTATAAAGGTCAATCAGCTTACCAGCTTCAGCGCCGACCTTTACAAGCCATGTTGCAAGATCAACAACGCCACCTACCAGGTCGGTTATCCCCTGAATCACTGCCGGGTCTTTAAACACATTACCCATGTCGGTGATGGATTTCTGCAGCCCCGATAAATCAACGCTAGCCAGGCCTGTAGCAAGTTCAATTTTTACTCCATTGACCTGAGTTTCCATGTCTTCAAACAGGGAATTAACTTTTACTAATTTTTCAATATCAGCGTCATCAGGCGCTACGCCGAATTTCTTGGCAGCATCCATGTACTGACGGAGTTTCTCACCTCCCTGATCGAGCAGAGGCAATAATTTTGACAGGTCGTTGCCGAGGCTTTCAAGGATTGTCGTCTTTTCTGCGTTGGTATTAATTTTCCCAAGCGCATCACTGATAGCCAATAGTTGCTTATCAGGGGTTTCTCCTGCTAGCTTTTTGGCTGATAAGCCTAGAGAATTTAAAGCGTCTACTGCTTCGCCTGATTTATTAAGAACTGCATCACCAATTTTGTCGCCAATATCTTTGAAAATATCAGCCATCTGATCGCCAGAAACTCCAGCTTTCTCAGCGGCGTACTGCCACGCCAACAAAGATTGGGTAGACATATTGAGCGACTTAGCCCAGCGATCTGTTTCAGTAATTTGCTTTGATGTTGTTTTTAACAGATTAAAACCAGCAACGCCCACCCCAACAGCAGCAGCGCTTGCCGCTGTAGCAAATCCAGTAAAAGCTGTTGCCACGGCCTTCGCATCTTCCTGGACTTGCTTTCGCCATTTTTGTGACGCCCTTTCAGCCTGGCCAAGTCCGCCAACGAACCCGCCAACTTTGGCTATCAGATCAATTGTCAGTGTACCGAGGGATTTGCCAGCCATCTAAACTCCAGATATAAAAAAACCCAGCCTGAGCTGGGTTTTGGTGGGTAACCATAATATCATTGCGTGTTGAAATTTCGGTTCAACTTAAATGTTATTGATTGGTTATTTGCTTCAAGGATCTCCAATATCGCTCCCTTGTAGCGAATCGTTTTGGACTCAGAGAGATCATATTCAACCTCATTTGAAAAAGCTGGACGGGCCAACCCATCAGAGTATTCCCTGTAGCCAATATTTATTTTATTTCCAACCTTGCCATTATAGATCAGCGTCTGCTGGAAAGAGCTTTTAACCGATGAATTTAGCTTGACCTTGCTGAATGATTTACCTGTATCGCACTTTGTTCCGTTAAATACGGTGATGATGCAAATTTCGCCAGAGTTTTTTAATTGAATGTTTTTAACAGGATCGTTAATCATTGGCCTGTTAGGTATGATTACGCCAGTCCGGCTATTAATCCCACTGTAAAATTCTGAGTCTCCCTTTTGACCAACTTTAGCGTAGTCACCTGCTGGGATAACATAATAAAAGCTTTCACCAATTTGCGTCGACTGCTCGAAATGAATGGCATCACTACTTGAGTCTACGCCCTGTTTAACCATTTCCTCGCCAACATAAGT